TTGTAATTCTAATAATGCTTGTGTGTAATGCATAGTAACATCACTGTGACATGGAGTACAAACCATTAAACTATGTTTTGGTTGTCCGGTATCCTGTTTCCACATTGGACGAGAAGCTTTTTCGTATGCGTCTACCTCAACTTCTTTTAATGTTTGGTATGTATCTTTATTTATTGTTTCTTTCATTCAAAGCCCCTTTCAAAAAGTTTGTCCATTCCATACCTTTTTTCTCCCAATTATAAAATCTTTTATAAAATTTTTGTTGTTCTTCTAAATGTTCTTGCATAAAACCTTCGTGTAAATATTTAGCAGCTATATTTATAGCTGTTGCAGTATCTTGTGCCATTTGTTCATAATTAGTCGAATAGTTTATATATACTGGCCACTCGGCACATGTTTCGTACAAAGCTCCAAAATTATTAGTAATCACATGAACACCAGAAGCTAAGGCCTCTAAAGCAGATGCACATGATGTTTCTTCAAAAATAGATGGATATACAAACAT